GTTTCCCAGTCACGATCGGATTCAATTGTTTCATGTCAGTTTCCTTGTTGTCCGTTTTGGCTCCTAAAAGGAGCGGTTAAAATGTTGTAGCTGTTTTCGGAACCCGAAGGAGAAAGAGAAGCAGGCTCTAGAGGGTAAGGAGGTCCTCCTCCAGGAGTCACAAAGGTGTCGAAATCTCTAGAGTCCATGTCGACAATAAAAGCGGTTCCTGCAATAGAGAGTATTTCCACTGTTTGATTGTTCGCTTGTGTCATTCCATAAGGTTTAGGAATAGTGAGTTTGATTTTCTGGTTAGGCGCATAACTATTATAAATGGAATTGATGATAGTAATAACGGCCGGATAAGCGCGGGTAATGTTAGTGATCAAGAGAAAGCCGGGTACTACAGGACTGGGAGGGAGATAAGTATTATTGGCCATCGGCTGCTCCAAAATGGGGGAGAAAAATCCTCCCCCTAGCAATCGTCATGCGTGCAATCAATTTTCGAACTTGTAAGCTACCCAATTGATTATATCGTTAGCGGCGCCTCCTGCCGAAGCTGCACCCCCTCCAATGATCATCAAAGGAGTGAAGTTTGCTGTTCGGAAAGGCTGCAAGTCAAAATTGTATCCAGTAGTCACGTTAGTGAGTGGATCGGTTGCCGTCTTCGCGCCCGCAGGGGACAAAGTAGCAAACAATCTCGCTGTAGGACTAGAGGTGCTAGCAGGGAAACTAAAGGCGTTGAATGCCGATGAATCGATATCCAACGTCACGTTATAGGCCCCGATATTTCCCGAAGCCGCTACTGCATTCACTGCAACAATCGTTCCTGTGAGATTATCGGCTTCACTCATGGTAAAGCTATTTGGAACGCTTAGATGAATCTTCATCCCTACTGCATAGTACAGCGATGGATCTACTGAAGTAGAAACAACCGCTTGCGCTGCTTGAGAGATGTTAGTGATGTAGAGCGTTTCAGGATTAACAGCCAAAGGAGCAAGCAGAGTGCTACCCACTTTACGAGTATTCCCTGCTGTTGCTGCTGCTGCAAATCCGTTACTAGCTGTTGCAGAAAGACCCAATAGAGTATAGCCTGCACCACTCACCGAGCTAATTTGGAAATCCATCCCGGCGATTTGGAGCATTCCTGTCGTATTGTAAATACGAATGATATCTCCATTGGAATAGGTATTTGTTTGGCTTACTACTGCTGGATTGGCCGCAGTAATAGCGGTAATCGCATTGGGTGCTTGAGCAGAAACGCTAGGCAAGCTAGTGACATAGGTAAAACCATTAGAAGCCGTAGCAGTGGCAAATGTATCCACTAAAAGAGCATTGCTCCCTGCAATCCTATAGCGAATCCCATCATTAGCAGCACTGGCTCCGTTACCAAATTTAGGCCCATACCATTTACCACCGATACATACTGTACCGGCACCTCCGGTTTGGGTAATATTTTGGACTTCAAACATGTCCGCAGAGCTAGGCAGAGGGACAACTTGGCTCGCTCCGCTTGAGGTGTAGCTTCCACCTGTGATAATTGTAAACGGCATATTTCCCCCTTACAGTCTAGTTGTTACATTTAAACCAGAGATCCAGTTCTGGTTAGTGATTGCGCGGCCAATTGCGAACTTAGCATAAAGCTGTCCGTTCTGAGCCACTGATGAGACCACCCATGGAGGCCGATAGCCTACGACCGAGGTGTAGGTGTTTTGTTCAATCTTAGCCGCAGCCTCTAACCCATACATAGGAATGGTATAGACTGTTGATCCATCCGATGCAGCTCCCGGAATGCTTGCTCCTTTCGAGCTTACGAAGAAGCGGAAGCGAGATACCGAGCAATACTCTTCCGGACGCAGACCATCTTGAGAAGGATAAGCATTTTTAAGAAGAACACCTTGGACGTTTTGAAGATCGGTCGTGATATCTGTAGAGGCCAGAGCAATAAATGCATCCCTGGTAGGGCCGGTTCCGAAGCGATCTTCCGCCTCGATCGTTTCAAGCATTGTGCGGGCATCATTGCCAAGCAGAATACGCTCAATGTTGTTGATATCGCCGCGAGAAATTTCAGAAGGCTGAAGTCCATTAACGCCGCCTACGGCATTGATGTAGCTGACTGAAGAGGCGTAAAGATCACGCATGAGCAGATCTTCTTTTTCCCGCATCCATTGGCCAAGCAAAGCGGTGAATTTCGTAAGCGTTCTGCTATTTTCCCAGAGCACTACCTGCTCGTTCACTGCGATAGTCTTAGCATAGATCTCGACTTTAGCATCGATATCGGTACGGATTACAACTTCCGGAGCGGGATCGATACCGGAACCGTCTAGTTGTCCGCCGTTAGTAGAAAGTCTTTCAAACCGAGAAAGACGAACATTGCGTCCCAAGTGAGCTTCTGCGAAGTGAAGATCAGCTCCAAAGGAGTGAATAAGGTTAAACATTGGCGTAGAAAGAAAGTCCTCTACAGCTTGCAGAGGCAATTCAGGCGCCAAGTTGTTAATATTGGTAATTCCTGATGACATGGCTTGTCCTGGTTAAAAATTGAGTTTCAATTTCTATTCCAGGACGGCGCAGCCTGATACTGCCGTTAGGTCGGCGAAGCCATAAACAGCCGATAGCACGGCGAACACCAAATACTGCCGTTAAGGTCGCGACTCCTCATACTGCGAAACTTCTATTTTGAATTTGTCAGGATTAATGGCAAGTAAAATTTGAGATTGATGACTGGACCTTTAATGATTATACTGCGAACGCGCAGGGTAGCGTCGGAGACAACAAGGGGCACAATTATGGGATATATATGCGAAGATGGAAAAAGAACGCATTACTCTGAGGCAGAGGCGGGTCTTTGTGATCTTTGTAGAGTTAAACTTGAAGAGGATGAAAGGAAAAGGTTATTTGAGTTCGCAAGAATGTTAAATAACTACCGAAGGTTTGAGTCAGATGAAGATGTATATCATCTTATTGATCTATTTTTATCTACCTATGATACAGATAATCCGCCTGAATCTAGAAAGCCAGAAGACTGAACCTGTTCCCCGGAAAGAAGATATCTAGGAATAAAAAAACCTGTAGATTCGGCGCCTTCAACGAAGCCGTCACCCCTTCCCCACCGCTTAAGTCATAACAACCCAAAGAAGCGCAGCTCCACTCACCCCTGCTATCCATCCCAGAGTAAAACTGGGGCCATCAATCGCATTCCAAAATTCTTTCACCTCACCCCTCCCTTGATCGCTTGCTGCATCCTCTTCCAGTTTTCTGCTTTACGCCGATCATCCAGATATTGCGGTGCTGTGTCTCCCGTCGCTGTCCTCCCCGCGGTACTCATAGATTGAGGGCGGTTAAGATTTTCATCGGCTTTCTTCAAGTCATTGCGAGGATTAAGGTTGGGAACTAATTTCTTCACAGCTCCATAAACGCTTGCCCATTTGTTATACCCATCCCGCATTTCTCCAAAGGCTCTAGCTACTTCAGGATAATGATATTCAAGATAATCTAGATTCTCGGAACTGCATACATTATTAAAATCACGGAAATCTTTTTCTAATCTTTGGGGCAATTCACGGATTTCTCTAGATTTTTCTTCTTGTGAGAGCCGTTGGCGCTCTTTCTCTAAGGCAGCAGCTACCATTTTTTGGACGCGCTCTTCATCTGATTCGTAGTAGGGAGAAGAAGCCTCTTGAGGCTGAGGTTTGTTGACTAACGCTTCCATCGCTGCTTTGAGTGCTTCCACTTCCTTTTCTTTTTGAGCAGCCCGTTCTTCGGCGGCTAGCTTCTCCTTTCTTTCCTGTTCTCTCTTCTCGCGATATTTTTTCCAATTCTCTTTTTCAGGATCAGGAGTTTCGATAGGTAGTTCCCCGGTTTTTTCTATAGGAGATAGTTCTTTTACAGAATTTTCTTGTACAATCGGGGCTTTTTCTTCTATCTTTTGCTCTTCCATGGAAACCTCATTTAATAATTTTACTCCCTCAGATCAACCGGAAAAGATTGATATCTCCGAGTCATTTAATTTCTTTAAGACCACCCTTAATTTCATGGGAGGGGACTTGCCCTTGGAAGTCCTTTGCCTTCCAGAGTCTGTCATAGCTATTCTCCGAAGAGAGGGAATCGACAGGGTCTATGATCTTTTTAACCGCGATCTTAGAAAAATCAAAGGCATTGGCAGCGTCAAGGCCAGTCTGATTTCCTCGCGCCTTGCGGAGTTCTTCTCTGTTAGCTTCTAAATATTCGCTTTGGGAAAGCATGGATATCCCATGTTGATTACGGATATGTTCCCAGAATCGAAATTGAAAAAAGGCATCTGCCCAACCTTTCATTTGGGCATAGGCAGGATCAACGCTTTGGAGTTCTGATAGGCAGGCCATGGTCCAAGCATTGGGCAGACACCACAATCGTTTAGTAAAGCGATCCAATGGCTTATTGTATAGAAAAATGGTCTGATTGGGTCGAGGGGAAGGAAGCCAGAGAAAGGCAAAGAACTTGCGGCGCACTAGATTTTTTAGAAGAGGATCTCCGGCTAAAACATACCCTACGCAATACTCATCTTCATCAAAAATCTCTCTGTGGCGATGAGCGCATTCTATTAATTCCTTCGCTACATCTTCAATGGCAGCATGCCCTACTTCCATTGCATTATAGACTGTAGGATCATGTGAGGCTTTGTATGCTAGCTCTCCCGCAGTTATCTTCCGGCGAGACATTTTTTCCTCATTTGAATAGTGATCGTCACAAATCCTTTACAGGGATTGGTCGGGAGCGTCTCTTCAGTGCAACTCCAGTCTATCTCTTCAAATTCTGATCCTGCTCTTTCGATTAATTTTTCCCGGAAAAGAGACAATTGCTCGGCCGCGCGATCGTGACTGGGAAACAATGTCTCGCCGG